TTTCCAATGGCAACTCTTACTTCCAACAACCTCACGCTGGCCGATTGGGCCAAGCGCACCGATCCCGAGGGCCGTGTTCCGGTCATCGCGGAACTGCTGTCACAGAGCAATGAGATCCTTGAGGACTGCGTGTTCAAGGAGGGCAACCTGCCCACCGGCGAGCGCGTCGTGATCCGCACTGGTCTGCCAGCCGTCTACTGGCGTGCGCTGAACCAGGGCATTCCGAACAGCCGTTCGACCACCGCACAGGTGGACGAGGCTTGCGGAATCCTTGAGGCTCGCAGCGAAGTGGACAAGGATTTGGCAATGCTGAACGGCAACACCGCTCAGTTCCGTCTGTCCGAAGACGTTGCCTTCCTTGAGGCCATGAATCAGACTCAGGCCACGACCATGTTCTATGGCAACCCCGCCATTGAGCCGAAGTCGTTCCTCGGTCTGGCTGCTCGTTACTCTGCGACGCCCGGTTCGACTGGCATCGGCCAGAACATCATCGAAGGCGGCGGCACCGGCAGCGACAACACCTCGGTGTACCTCGTTATTTGGGGCGACAACACCGTTTACTGCCCGTTCCCGAAGGGTTCGACCGCTGGCCTCATGCACGAGGATCTCGGTGAACAGACCGTGTATGACGGCAATAACCGTCTTCAGGCGTATGCGACCCGTTACCAGTGGAAGAACGGTCTTGTCGTGAAGGACTGGCGCTACGTCGTTCGCATCGCGAACATCGACGCGAGCGACATGTCCAACGCGAGCGGAACGCAGGCTTCCAGCGCGGCCACGCAGCTCATCAAGCTGATGACTCGTTCTCTGTACCGAATCCCGAACATGGCGATGGGCCGTGCAGCTTTCTACATGAACCGCACCGTCCACGGCGGTCTGTCCATCCAGGCGATGGATCGCGCCCAGAACGTGCTGTCCGTGCAGCAGGGTCTGTCGCAGTTCGGTACCCCCTATTCGTGGTTGTCGTTCCTCGGCGTTCCGTGCCGCCGTGTCGATGCCCTCATTAACGCAGAAGCCCGCCTTACCTAATAGGTAAAGCAGAAAGGACACACAATGATTCTTGACAACAATCTTCGTCTCGGTAGCACCGGAGCGATCACTACCGCTGGCACGTACGTCAACGCGGATGTCGTTGACCTTCAGAGCAACACCGCCTACACCGCCACGGTAAGCGGCTCGCTCTACACGGTCGGCCAGGGCACCCAGAACCGAGACATCGGCGCTGGCAGTGACCTGTACGTCGTGTTCACCGTCACGACCGCGCTTGCTGGCGGTACGAACGCAACGTTCCAGGTGGTTGCTTCTTCGTCCGCAACGCTTGCCTCCGGCAACATCGTTGTTGGCGAAATCGGCCCCATCGTGCTTGCTGACCTTACTCTCGGCCGTCAGGTTGCCGTGAAGATCAGCCCCCAGCAGATCGCGGCAACCAAGCTTCGTTACCTTGGTGCGCAGGTCGTGACTACTGGTACGCACTCTGCTGGCGTCGTCAGCGCAGACATCGTGATGGACATTCAGGACGGTCGTACGGTGTACGCGTCGGGCTTCACGGTCGCCTGATAGGAGGAACCCATGCCCAAGTATCGCGCAAAGGTCAAGTGCTTCGTGGACAATGGACTGCGGGAAGTTGGCGATGTGTTTGAGTACAACGGCCCACAGAACAGAAATCTTGAGCGCGTCGGGTCTGAACCCGAACCTGTTGAGCAGGATGATTCGGTACCGGCACTGCGCCGGCCCGGTCGGCCTCGCAAGACGGCGATTACTGAACGCATGGACTGACGGTTACTGAACTGGTGTACAAGGAGGGTGGTCGGGCAACCGGCCACCCTCCATCACTAGGAGGCAGGTATGGCATCAGAAGTCGAAATCTGCAATTTGGCACTCGCGCACCTTGGCGACGATGCAACGATCGCCAGCATTGATCCGCCGGAGGGATCGGCGCAGGCAGAGCATTGCGCGCGGTTCTATGCGATCGCTCGAGACAGCCTGCTGCAAATGCACAACTGGAACTTCGCGTCGCGCCGCGTGGCACTTGCCAGCGTTACGATGCCATACACGATGTGGCGTTACGCCTACGCATGCCCAGGCGACATGATGGTTGCGGTGTCTGTTCTCCCTCCCGAGGTCGAGAACGACTACACCATTCGACCGTACCCGGCCGACCGTTACGGCTGGGGCTGGATCAACACTCCGTTCGTTGGTGCCGGCGTGTACGTGCCGCAGGAATACTCGATTGAGACTGACACCAACGGCAACAAGGTCATCTACACGAATCAGGAAGGTGCGATCCTGCGCTATCAGGCGCTTGTGACCGATCCGACCAAGTTCGATCCGCTGTTCGTGATGGCGCTTTCGTGGCATCTTGCATCGATGCTGGCTGGTCCAGTCATCAAGGGCGACCAGGGCGCAGCTGAAGCGAAGCGTTGCACCCAGATGATGATGGGCTACATGCAGCAGGCTCGCATGTCGGATGCGAATCAGCGCAACGTCAAGCCAGAACACATCACGACTTGGATTAGCGGGCGCTGACATATGCCGCAGACCCGCACTTACAACCGATCCTTCGCAGGCGGCGAGGTGTCGCCCGAGATGTGGGGCCGGCTGGATGACATCAAGTTCCAGACCGGCGCTGCCACGATGCGGAACTTCATTGCAACGCCGCAGGGTCCGGCAGAGAACCGGGCCGGCACGGCGTTCGTGCGCGAGGTCAAGGACAGCACCAAGCGCACCCGCTTGATTCCGTTCACGTTCAGCACCACCCAGACGATGGTGCTGGAAATGGGTGCCGGCTATTTCCGATTTCATACGCAGGGTGCGACGCTCGGGCCAGGCACGCCTGCGGCCTATGTGCCAGGCACAACGGTCACGATCACGGCATCCCAGCAGGCAACGGTAACGATCACGATTGCCAGCCCTGGCGTTGTGACATGGACTGGACACACGCTGTCCAATGGCGATCGTGTCATCCTGTCAACGACGGGAGCACTTCCAACGGGTCTGTCTCCAGGAGTCGTGTACTACGTCGTGAACTCCGCCTTGAATACGTTCAGGTTGTCGCTGACATCTGGCGGAACGGCTATCGACACAACCGGGTCGCAGTCAGGAACACACACGGCCAGCACGCCGACCGTCATCAACTGGTCTGGACATGGCCTTGCAAACGGAGCAGAAGTCGGATTCACAACGACTGGATCGTTGCCGACAGGCATGCTGCCTGACACCGTGTACTACGTCATTAACGCGGCGACGAACACGTTTGAAATCGCGACCGCAGCCGGCGGCATTCCAATCGTCACAAGCAGCGCAGGCAGTGGCGTCCACACTGGCGCGACGCCGTATGCAATTGGATCTCTGGTTTCGTCCGGAGGCGTCAACTATTACTGCATTGCCAAGGCGATCAACAAGACGCCGCCCAATGCGACGTATTGGTATCCACTTCCTGCCGGCATCTATGAGATCCCGACCCCGTATGCCGAGGCAGACCTGTTCGATATCCACTACGTGCAGTCGGCTGACGTGCTGACGCTGGTGCATCCGAACTACGCGCCGCGTGAGCTGCGCAGGCTTGGTGCCACGACGTGGACCCTGACCACGATCAATTTCGCGGCGTCTGTTACTGCGCCGACCGGCGTGACTGCGACACTCACCGGACTTGGATCAGGCATTGATTACTCATACGTGGTCACGGCTGTCGCCGACGATGACGTGAGCGAGAGCGTGCAGAGCAGTTCGGCGACGGTGTCGGTCGATTGGACAAACTCAACGCCTGGCTTCGTCACGGTGGCGTGGACTGCTGTCGCCGGCGCATCTCGATACAACGTCTACAAGTTGCAGGGCGGGTTGTACGGATTCATCGGCCAGACGGCTTCAACGTCAATCAACGATGACAACATCGCTCCCGACACTGGAATCACGCCGCCTGTGTATGACTCCGTGTTCAACAGCTCGAACAACTACCCTGGCGCGGTCAGTTACTTCGAGCAGAGGCGTCTGTTTGCTGGCACGAACAACGCGCCGCAAACGATCTGGATGACCAAGAGCGGCACCGAAAGCGACATGTCGTATTCGATCCCGACAGAGGACACGGATCGAATCAAGTTTCGCGTCGCCGCTCGAGAGGCAAACACGATCCGGCACTTGGTGCCGCTGACGCAGTTGCTGGCGTTGACGAGCGCGGCGGAATGGCGGATCAGCCCGGTCAATAGCGATGTCATCACGCCGACCACGATTTCGGTGCGACCGCAGTCCTATGTCGGTGCGAGCAACGTCCAACCGTCCATCGTGAACAACACCGTGGTCTACGGCTCTGCACGTGACGGCCATGTGCGTGAACTTGGCTATTCGTGGCAGGCCAGCGGATTCGTGACCGGCGACCTGTCGCTGCGCGCAACGCACCTGTTTGATGGACTGTCCATCACGGACATGTGCTACAGCAAG